TCAGCTGCGCGTCCGGCTGAACGCACGGCGCTGCAAACAGCCCAACACCACCCGCATCGCCGCGCAGTAAGCGGGATTGTCAAAGCCCGGCTCGGGCGGCATCGGATGCCAGCGCGCCACTTCCATCAAAGACCCTGTCCCCCACAGCGGATGTGCCTTTCCGGTAAACTGCCGATACCTGTCGGCCCGCGCCGCACGGCGCAGAAATCCATCACAAACCGCCACCCGGTCGGGCGCAGGAACCATCATCAAGGCCCGCGCGGCGGAAGATACATCGGCATAATGCACCCTTCGCATCACAGCATCGCCGTCACGCGCCCGAACAACCCCGCGCCATAGCGGGCCGAGATCTGCGCAACCTCGAACCGCAGCGCGCCCGCGGCCCCATCCGCCGTCTGATCTGCCAGTTCATAACGCCATGCGGGTGCCGTGACCTCGACCTCACGCAACAACGTGTCATTCTGGAAGACCCGCACCAGATAGGCCTCGCGTTCCTCACCCAGCGGCACCTCGGGCACGTCCCAACTGTCGCCATCCACCCGCGTACGGCGGATCCAGCTCAGATCCAGCGCCCCGCCCGGATCCTGAGTTGTCCGCAGATGCACGGGCGACAACGGCCGCAATCCGTTGCCGTCGAAGGCCTCGACCCTCTCCACATAGGATGGATCATCCACCGGCCTCAGCGCAGGTCCGATCCGGAAATACTTCGCGATCCGACGCTCTGCCGCACTCAGCGGGATCTGTTCAGGCGCCCCATTCAGCAAGACGACCCACGACCCCTCCGGCCACAAATCCGGCATCAGCGCATCACTGCCCAACTGCCCGCGCAACCGCCCCGACAGCCAATAGGTGCCCGGTCCGATGACATCGGCAGTCTGAAACTGAAACAGCTCCCAATTGCCCGGCGTACCATCGCCAATCGCGGCCAGATTCGCCCCGTTCAGAACCGAGGACAGGGGCCTGCTTTCCAAAGCGCCGTGAAGCAGCTCGACCTCCAGCGCCGCGCCATTATCCCACACACCAGGCCTTGCGCGCGACAGCTGGGTCTTCGTTCGACCAATCACCGACCGCTGGGTAACCAGCAGATCCTGCCGGAAATCCTCCGGCCGATCCGAACTCCACACCGCCACCGATCCCGGCCAGGGCGAGGCCGTGGTCGCCAGATGCGGCGCATGGGGCACCTCGTCCCCGGTGATCAGCGGCAGGTCCAGAAACAGCGGCTGCACCGGAACCGGCGGCACAAAGGCCCGCGTGGCGGCCAGCCCCTCCTCGAACGAGGCCGGATCATAAACCGAAGGTTCGATTCGCACCGCGTCCAGCACTCGCGACCCGGCCTGCTCCACCCGGTCCACACGATAGATCTCATCGGCCAGACCATCCGTACCGGGAATCGACACGATATCCCCCGCCCCGATATCCAGCCGCGACGGCGGCAGGGCAAAGCGGATCGTATCCCGCGCAACCCGCGATTCAATCAGCCAGCGCTCCACGATCCTGCGCGCCTCGCCGCGGGTCAGGGCCAGCGCCGTTTCGCTGGACGATACCGCATGGGTCGCCTCATCCGGTGGCACCGCTTCCTCTGATTGAATGGCGTGATCACCTTCGGTTTCGACAAACCGCAGCCGCACGCGACCGGCCAGCTCTGCATCCGTCTCCCGCGCACGGGCAACGCCGCCCGCAATTTCCTCTGACATGGCCAGCAGATCTGGCTCGACCGGCACCGCCTCGGCCTCCCCGCGCATCTGAAAGATCAGCCGTCCATCCCGTTCGACCGCGTCAAACCCATAAGCCAGCATCAGCGGCTGCAACTCGCTGCGCCCATCCGCCACCTGATCCACGCCATAGCCACGCACCATCCCCTTCAGCGCGCTCACATCAAAGGCCGCCACACCGGCGCGCTCGCAAATCTCGGCCACCACAGATGCCAGGCTGCGCGAGGACACCCGGCCATTGATCCAATGGCCGCGCAGGTAATTCAGCCCGTCGCTCCACTGCGCCAGGTTGTTGGGAAAGAACGGAAACGGCCGCGTGTCCCATGCCCAGACATAGGCATTCGCCATATCGACCATCCGACCGGCGTAAAGATCAGCCTCCGGATTGTTCTCCGCCATGCCCCAGTATTCATACATCGCGCGCAAGTACTGCGCCTGGATGAAATCATCCCGCTGCCCGTTCGAATAAAGCGGCAAAGAGCTTTCCGAGGATTTGGGATCCAGAAACTTGTTAGGCTGGTTTGTCCCCTTGTCCACCGCACCACAGCCCAGCTCGGTGAACCAGATGGGCTTGCTGCGCGGCTCCCACGCCGTGGGCGTTTGCGATCGCACACCGCCAACCCTCTCGAAATGGGCGTTCTCCCACCAGTTGCGGATGTCCTTGTAACGGTAAATCCAGGGCTCCCCGCCTGCGCCATCCTCGATTGGCGTGCGGATCTGCGCCTCCCGCGCCTCGGCCGAGTGGTAGAACCAGTCATACCCCTCCCCGCCCTGAATATTGGCTTTCAGATAGTCCAGATCGTAAATCGACGGCCACAGCGCCGCATCCGCATGATCGCGCCCTTCCCGCCAATCGGACAGCGGGATGTAGTTGTCGATGCCCACGAAATCTATGTTGGCATCGCCCCACAGCGGGTCGAGGTGAAAATACCGATCCCCGCTGCCATCTTGAGGCTGATATCCGAAATATTCCGACCAATCGGCGGCATAGCCGATCTGCGCCTCGGGCAGCAGAACGCGCACCTCTGCAGCCAGCGCGCGGAATTGCTCCACCGCCGTGAAGGCATTGCCTGCACCTCGAATCCAGGTCAGCCCCCGCATTTCCGTGCCGATGGCGAAGCTGTCGATCCCCCCGGCAGCTGCACACAGGGCCGCGTAATGCAGGATGAACCGCCGCATCCCCCAGTCATTTGGATTGCCGACATAGGTGACCACACCATTGCCCACGATGAAATCGGACGCCTGCGCAGTGCCAAAGAAATCCGCAACTTCCTGATCGGCCTGCGCCGTGCCGTCGGGCGACCCGGGCCGCCCCGGCGCGGTGCTGAGCGTGATGCGCCCCCGCCAGGGCAAAGCGGGTTGATCGGTTGCGCCGGAATAGGGGTCAGGCAGACCATTGCCCCCAACCTGATCCATCAGGATGAACGGGTAAAACAGCACCCTCTTGCCCGCGTCACGCATATGCCGGATCGCTTCCACAACCGACGCATCAGCCGGCGTGCCCCCGTAAACAGGTCGCCCGTCCACCTCTTCCAGCACATCTGCCTGCCCACGGCTCAGGCCCGACACGCTCCACGGCATCGCCTGCCCCTCGGCCTTGTCGGTCTCGACCTTCGGCACCAGCGTGCAGGATCCACAGCGCAGATCATCCCCGAACCAGCACACAACCAGCGAGGCCGCCTCGCAATTCGGCGCCTCCTCCCGAAGGGCGGTAAAGGATGTTTCGAAATCCGTCAGCCCCGACGGGCTGTTGAGATTGGCCGCCCAGGTGCTGCCCGGCTGATCCGAGTAATAAACCGGCGTCGTCGCCAGCGCGTATTCCCCCGTCCCCGGCACCAGTGCGACGCCTTTGACACCGTGCGGCATCGACGTTGCCGCCTCCTCGGCTTCAGCCGAAATGGGCCGCGTGATCTCGAATGAAAACTGTGGCACCCGGTTGCCGAACCGCCCCAGATCAACCGCCTCCATCACCACATAGGCCGTCCCGCGATAGGCCGGAACCTGGCCCGCGCCTTCGACCGCCTCCATCAGCGGATCGGGCAACTGGTCATCGGACCCGGTATAGACGGTCATGTTCAGATCACGCAGCGACACCTCTTCCCCATCGGCCCAGACGCGCGACACCGAGGAAATCTCACCCTCGCACAGCGCAATGGCAAGGCTGACGGTATAGCTGAACTGCGTCACCTGAGGCTGCGGCGGCCGGCCTTTACCGCCGCCACCACTGGTTGCGACTGTCTCAAGAAAATCCGACGCCCAAATCACCTGTCCGCCCAACCGCACGCGTCCAAAGCTGCGGGCGATGGCCGTACCCTCGCTGGCCCCGGTCAGGCGAAACCGATCCACGCGGCCCACTTCGACGGGGTCAGAACCGGACCCCAGCAACCGCTGATCAATCGCCTTGCCGATTGTGGCCCCCACAGCCCGCCCGATGGCAACGGATGAAAGCCCCAGAACCGTGCCCCCGATAGACCCGCCAATGGCAGCACCGGCTGCGGATAAAAGCAATGTCGCCATTACGAGGCCTCCATTGGAAATGCAAAACGTGCCACGATGCGCCGCCGCCAGGGCTGGCTCAGCGGGCTTTCAACAACACCGCGGCCGGAATAGGCATGGATAAAAGACGCCCGCTCAGACAGGCCCGAGACGATCCCAAGATGCTTGGCCACCGACCCCGCGCGCATCCGAAACAGGATCACATCCCCTAACTCCTCATCAGACAGCGCCTTGGGCAGCAGATGGCGGCTCGCCGCCTGCCACAGCCGCTCTGCCCCCTGCGGTTCGGACCAGTCCATCGAATAGGCAGGCACCGCTTCGGGCTCGTGTCCCAGAGCGGACCGCCACACACCGCGCACAAGCCCCAGACAATCGGCCCCCGCCTGGCAACGCGCCGCCTGATGCAGATAGGGCGTGCCCAGCCACCGCCGCGCTTCTTCCACGATGTCGGGGCGATTCATCGCCGGCTCCCCCCGGTATTGGGATTGCCCGATCGCGGCACAGCCACCAACCAGTCTTCTCCGGGGATATCCGGAAAGCCCTGATAATTCAGATAATTGTCGAATTTCTGGCGGCAGGTTTCCGACCGCTTGTCACAGCCTGCCTGCAACTGCACCAGATCGCCGGGCTGAAGCCGTGCGCGCAAGGGTGACCAAAGAACGATCTCGCGGCCCGCATCCGTCTGCTGATCGGCCTTGATCGCAGCCCAAAGTCCCTGTGCGGCACCACTCAGCACATTCAAACGCCCCCGCGCGAACCAGTCCGGCAGGAAGCCATCCAGCCCGTCCCATTGCAGCGCACCGTCCGCGGTGATCCTGTCCACCGCGATCTCGTGGGAATAGCCGGCCTGGCTCAGATCGAACCGACATTGCCTGTCGCCCAGAACAGCCGTACAGGGTTTCTGATAGGCCCGCCCCATCGGCGCATTCAGCGCCTCGGTCAAACCCCGCAGCTCGGCCTCAAACGCCCCGCCCGCGCGCTTGATCTCCCCGATGGAGCCCCGGAATTGCAGCCACCGCTGATCCGGTTCAGCCCAATTCACCAACCACGCCCTCACCTCCGCCCCATCAAAGCGCCCGGCTTCGATATCGGCCTCGCGCAGCCCGGCATCGCTCAGCACGCCCAGCGCTTCGGTATTGTCCACCGAAAGCCCGGTGGACTGCTGCACCGCATAGGCCGTAAGCCCGGTATCGGGCTTGAAGCTGACGCCTTCGAAATTCAACGGCAGATCGTGATCGGTAAATCCAAAGGTCACGCCATCCCGGCGCGTGATCGCCCAACAGCGGCACAGCGTCGTCTCGCCCCCCTGCAGATGCGCCTGCAATTCCAACGGCAGCCCCATCAGACCCGAACCTCCACCACAGGTACATTGGGCACGTCGCCGGCCTGAAAACTGGCCACGCTGGTCTGAATGCGATCGGTGTCAAACCGCACAGGAACGTCAAACTCGAACCCCGCCGTCACCGCCATGTCCTGATCCGGCGGCCGGTTGAACGTCACCATGCCGGAAGTCACATCGACCTCATAATCGACGCCCTCCTGCATCTCATCCTGCTCCACCCCGATCCGCACGGTGCCAGCCACCGGCTTGGCAATCGGGCGCGCATAGGAAAACTCCCCCGACCGATAGGTCTTGACCAATTGAAACCCCGTCTGCACCCCATTGCCCAGCGCAATGACCTGATCCTGATAGGTCAACTCTTCTTTCGCAGGGCCGGATTTGTAATCCGCCCAATCCTTCCAGCGAAACGCATACATCTGCCCGCGCCGCGCCTCGAAAAAGGCGATCAGAGTTTCCACATCATCCAGCGACCGCATCCCCAGCCCGGCATCATAGCGCCTGCGTGAATGCGCCCAGGGCGTGTTGCGTTCCTCAAAACCATTGGCCAGCGTCACCACATCCGTGCGCCGCTCCGGCCCCCCGATTGACCCAAAGCTCAGCGACGCAGGAAACCGCACCTCGTGAAAATTCATGGGCTTGCCCTCCGATCAGCGATTGCGATTGCCACGGCCCAGCGCGCGCGACATCTGCGCGGCGATCTGGCCCTGGCTGCGTTGAAAACTCTGCACATCCGGCGTGCTGACATTGATCACCACATTCGTGGTGCCCCCCGATCCGCGCACACCCAGCTTGCCATCGGCCCCACGCGCCAAAGGCATAATCGCCTCAGGACCGGCCTCGCCCATCAGGCCAAGCCCGCCACGCATGGGAAACATCGTGGGCCCCTGCACAATCCCGCCCGAGGCAAAGGGCATCACCCGGCCTTGAGAAAACGTGCCCCCATCCGCAAATGGCAGGATCCCCTCCATCAGGTTCGACACGCCCCCGGCGATCATACCGCCGAAATGGTTGGTGATCGGCCGCATCGCGGCGGAATAGACGGTGTTCGAAATCGATCGTGCCAGCCCGCTCAGCGCATCCGACAGCTTGTCGCCGTCAAAGACCACCCCGTCAAAGGCCTGGCGCAATCCGCGCGACAAGCCCCGCTCCAGCGTCGCGGCATCCTTGCCTGTCGCGGCAAAGCTTTCCCGGATCCGCTTGAGTTCCCCATCAAAGCTCGCCGCCATGGACGAGGCCGTCCCCAGGCTGTCGCTCAGGCCTTCTGATGCGATCTCCAGGTGCTCAATCCCGCTCGTCTCATCCATCACCGCTCTCCTTAACTCTGTCGGGATAAGCGTCCTGCAACGCCTCAAGCCCCGCCCGTGTCATGGGCGCGCGTCCTCCGCCTTGCCCCAGCATCAGCGCCAGTTCCGCAGGCGTCAGCGCCCAGAACTGATCAGGAGGCAGCCGTAACCCCTGCATCCCCGCACGCATCAGCTGGGGCCATGCGAACCCGCTCATGCCGTCTCTCCCGGCACAATGAACGCACCTGCCAGTACCGCTGCTGCCGCGCGCGCCGCGCCTATGGGGCCGCCGTCAATCTCAGCCTGGGCCAGCTGCTCTGCCTCCATCGGATTGCCACCGCCCACCAAAGCGGCCTCAAGCAGCGCCAGCACATCCGCCGCCGAAAATCCGCCGCTTTCGAACCGTTCTACCAGCGCCACCAGCGACCCGGTCTGCAGCCGCGCCTCAAGCGCGGCCAAAGCCCCAAGGGTCAGCCGCAAAAGCCGCGGCTTGCCGTCGATGGTCAGCGTGACCTCTCCGCTCCATGGATTGGCCATCAGATCACAGCGCCGTAAATGTCAGCGCCCCGGCACTGGCCAGCGCCATCTCATAGGTCGCCTCGCCGTTATGCGTTCCCGCATATTCGATCGAGGTCACCTGAAACGGGCCTTCCACAATGCCGAAATCCGGGATGATCACCTGAAATGCAGGCGTTTCTCCGTCAAAGAACAACTGCCGCGCGCGCTCATCGGTGCCCTGATCCTTGAACACGCCCGATCCCGAAATGGCGGCCGATTTGACCCCCGCACCAGACAGCAGCTCGCGCCAGCCGCCCTGGCTTTCCAGGCTGGTGACATCCACACTTTCGGCGTTGAAGCTCACCCTCGTGGCGCGCAGCCCTGCGATTGTTTCGAACTGACCACCACCGGTCATATCCACCTTCACCAGAAGGTCCTTGCCTGATTGGGCAACCATATCTTGTCTCCGCTTCTTGGGTTAAACGTCGTCCACGCGTGCGCGGAACCTCAGATCAATCTGCCGGACCGAGGCCGCAGACCCGCTGCGCCGCGCCACGGCACGTTCGAAATTCAGATACACAAGCTGACCGCGCGACAGGCTCATGGGCTGGGCCAAAGCCTCTGTTACCGCCCCCGCCACGATCTTGGCCTGCGAAAACCCCGCCGCCTCGGACACAACCGTGATCGTCAGGCTGTGCAGGCTTCCTGTGCCCGTGACATCAGACCGGTCCATCGCGGTCTCGGTCCCCAGCATCACGTAAACCGGTGGCGCGCTCCCCGCAGGCACCTCGTCATAAACCGCATCCCCGATCAGCGCCGCCAGCGCTGCGTCGCCCGTCAGGCTTTGATAGACCGCCGCCTGAAGCGCCGATGACGCTGCATAGCTCATGTCGCCACCTCTTCCTTGGCAAAGCAAACCAGGTACCGACCCGCCGGGTCCCATTCACTGACCGCCTCAATCGCGAAAATCCGTGTGCCTTCACGAAACCGCTGTCCCGCCAGAGGCCGGGCCGCCGATCCCACGGGTGCACCTCGCACGACGATCCGCAACATCACAGCCGACACAGCCGACACCACATCGCGCGCCTCCCGGCCACTGCGCGTGGTCACCTCTGCCCACAGCGTGCCCAACTGCACCCAGCTTTCGGAAAACCCGCCGGCACCATCGGCCACCCGCTCAGATGCCTCCAGAACCAGCGCCCGGTTCAGATGCGGCGCACCCATCAGTCGCGCCCCGCACGCAGCCGCAGCGACCGGTACCGTTCAATCAGGCTCGATACCCCAAACGGCATGCACCCACTGGGCAGCGCCGTTTCATGACGAAACTCGTAATAATGGCTGGCCAGCAGCAATACGGCCTGTGCCAGATCAGATGGTACGCCGTCGAAATCCGCTGCATAGCCCGCCACGAAGGTGATCCGCGCCGATCCATCCTCAGCCACAGTCGGCAGCAACATTCCGCGAGGCTTCAGCCGCGGGCGGTGCATATCCTGCTCCAGCCAATACTGGTCCGCCGGCACCACCGACTCCTGGCCCAGCCGATCCACCAAGGCGACATCCGTCACCGACACGACCGGAGCGACCGGAAACGCCTGGCTCATTGCATTCTGCCAGCCGCTCAGGACCAGCGAAAATGTCCGCGCGATCAGCGCCTTGCCTGTCCGCGCCTCGATTGCCGCAATGGCTGCCCGGAGAAAACTCCTCAGAACGCCGTCTTGCAGGGTCTCCGCGGCAAACCCGGTGCCCAGCCGCAAATGCGCCTTGAACGCATCAACCGGCAATGCGGCGTCCGGAATGGCGTTTTCTTCGATCAACATCATGGAATTACTCCGAAAGTCTCAAACCCACACGGGAAGTCCGGTCGCGTGGGAAACCGGCCACGTGCCCGCACCGCGTTGCTCGAACGGAGGGGAGCAGCTGGACAACACGGGACGAAACACGCGCCCGATCCCAGGGCTGGCCCGAACCGGGCCAACCCCATCGCCACCGCTTATGCGATGCCGAATTTCATCAGCTTGATGGCAGCAAAATCGCTCACATCCCCGCCCACGCGCTTGGTGGCGTAGAACAGGACATGCGGCTTGGTGCTGAACGGATCGCGCAGCACGCGCAGGTCCGGACGCTCGGCCACGGTATAGCCGTTGCTGAAATCCCCAAAGGCGATGGAAAAGCTGTCGATCGCGGCATCAGGCATATCCTCGGCGATCAGCACCGGATATCCCATCAGGCGCGCAGGCTCACCCGCGGCAAGACCGTCCGACCACAGGAAGCGGCCATCCGCATCCTTCAGCTTGCGCACCAGCCCGGCGACCTTGGAATTCATCACGAAGGTCGCATTCGCACGGTATTGCGCGCCCAGCGCATAAACCAGATCGACGATCGCCTCTGCCGTCAGATCCCCTTCGCTGCCAGACGGCACATAGCCAAGATTGCCCCAGCTCCAGGTGCTGTTGTCGACAGCCGTATGCGCAAGAAACCCCTTGGGTTTATCCACACCATCGCCATTGATGAAGGCTGCCGCTTCTGCACGGGCGAACTTGTCGGCAATCCGGCCCGCCAGCCAGCCCTCGATGTCGAACGCGCTGTCATCCAGAAGCCGCTGCGATGCGCGCGGCATCGCGCTCAACTCGTTCAGCGGGATCGAAATCCGGTCGATCTGCGGCGTGTCGCTTTCCGCCTGTGGGCCCGCTTCCGTGGCCCAACCCGCGCCGACATCGCCATGATCAACCAGCACGTCATAAGACGTCGCCTCGACATTCACCACATTTGAAATCGCACGGATCGAGGCGCTGGAGTTCAGCACCGACTGCACCGTGTCCGAGGTTTGCGGATCCACAAGATACCCACCATCGCTGTTGACTGCGGTGGACAGCGCCTTGCCCTCCAGCTCCAGCCCACGCAGCCCGTCATCATCACCCGACCGCAGATAGGCGTTGAAGGCTTTCTTGTGGGGGGCGGCCAGATCGACACCGCCGGCCAGGTGCGGACGCGCCGCGGTTACAGATTTACGATCCAGCATGGTCACTCGCTCTTCGGTTTGTTTCAGTTTGGTTTGAATGTCGGCCTGAAAGCCTTTGAATTCAGACATGAAACCGGCCACAGCCTGTTTCACCTCCTCGGCCGGAGACACACCTTCCCCGACCCGAGACATCGCCTCGGTCTTGCTCATCCGCTCGTCCTTTCCGTGTCGCAGATCCGGCGCTCAGCGCCGTTCCATCTCCAGCCGCGCGCCCTCGAAGGCCGCCGCCACGTCGCGCCAGGCTGCATCGGTGTCAGGGGTCTCCCCCTTTGCCGCAACCCGCGCACTGGGCAGCATCGGGAAGGTCACCAGCGACACTTCCCAAAGCTCCAGTTCCTTCAGCAGCCGCTGACCGGCTTCGGTCTTTGCGGCCTTCACCGTCCTGTATCCGATCGACAGCCCGTCAATCGCGCCCGCCTCGATCAGGGCGATCGCTTCGCGCCCTTTCTGCGTGCCGTCCAGCAAGCGGCCTTTCACATAAAGCCCGCGCGCATCCTCGCGCACCTCGTCCCAGACGCCGATGGGCTGGGCCGGATCGTGCTGCCACAGCATCTTCACCCGACGCCCGTCCGCCCCCAGCGCCTTCAACGATGCGGCATAAGCCCCCTTGCCCACGATATCGCCGCCCTGATCGGCCTGTTCAAACAGACTGGCATAGCCCTTGATCACTGCACCATCCGTAATTGTCACCGCCTCGCCAAAGCGCGCAAATTTATGTTCCAGTCCGCCGATATCCACTGCCCCGCTCCTCATTGTCTCATTGCACATAGGTGAAAACCGATCGGAAGGTCTCCGCCAGGATCACCGCCAACATCCCATAGACGATCAGCCACAAGCGCCGCTCGATGGTCTCGACCATCTCCTCGACCCGGTCGATCTGGCCTGTCATCATCTTGAACTGAACCTCCGTCACCCTCTCATGCGCCTTCAGCCGCAGCCCCGGCGCACAGATGAAATCGTTCTCGCGCTCACCCATCGGACATCACCGGCAATCCCAGCAGGCTTCGCTTCTCCGCCTGGGTCAGAAAATCCGCCCGGGCGACCCGCGCCCATTGCGCATCCCGCTCCGCCGACAACGCAGGCACCTGGTCCAGATCCGGGCGCAACTCAACGGCCTCACCGCTATGAGTGGCCAGCCAGACCGACAGCGCCGCTGTCACCCGCGTCACCAGAGGCAGCACCGTCAGGCGATAAAACGCGCGATTGGCCTCCTGATAATTGGCATAGGTCGCATCTCCCGGAATCCCCAACAGCATCGGCGGCACCCCAAAGGCCAGCGCGATCTCACGTGCGGCAGCTTCCTTGGTTTTTTGGAACTCCATATCCGACGGCGAAAAGCCCATCGGTTTCCAATCCAGCCCACCATCCAGCAACATCGGACGCCCCGCATTGCGCGCCCCCTGATGATAGCTCTCCATTTCCACCTGCAGCCGGTCGAACTGCTCCTCGCTCAGCTGGCCCTGCCCGTCTACGCCGCGATAGATAATGGCCCCCGAAGGCCGCGCTGCATTGTCCAGCAAGGCCTTCGACCAGCGCGAGGCCGCGTTGTGTACATCCAGCGCCATCGCCGCCGCCTGCATGGGCGACAACCCGTAATGATCGTCCTGCGGGTGGAAGCTGCGAATATGACAGATCGGCGACGGATCACTCACATGGAACCGGTGCTTCTTGCCGCCCACCACATAATCGAACGCCGCAGGCCAGCCATCCGTGCCAGGCACCACATGCATCCGGTCCGACCGCAACACATGCAGCTCAGCCGGAACCAATGCATCCCCATGGACCGCCTCAACATAGGCATTGCCCGACAGCATCAGCTGACCGTAAAGCGCCTCAAGGAAATCCGACCGCCCCTGCGCCGCGTTCGGTTGCGCCAACAGCTCGAGAACCGGATGCTGGTCAAACCGCTGCGTGGCGTCCTGCAGGATCAACGGCAGCGCTGCTGCTGCTTCCGCGATCAGTTTGACCGACCGGAACCCAACCGGATTGCCGGCAAAGCCTGTCTTGGTCAAAGACACCGTGTCCCGCGGGCTCCACGCCACGCGGCCCGAGCTCTGATAGGCCACAACAGGCCCCGTCCGGCTCGCTTTCTGCTCCGGCTGGATCTCCTGCTTATTGCGTCGGAAGACGTCGAACACCATTCTCAAGCTCCTCTTTGGGACATGCCCGTCGTTGATGAGGAAGGTTGTCCCACAGCTTTCCAAAGGTTTCGGAAACCCACCGTACGGTGCCCCTGCAACGGCTCACAACACCCGCACGCGCGGCGCGCCAGACCGCTTTTTCGCGGGCTCGATCATCAGCTCATGCAACGCCCAGACCAGCGCATCGACGCGGTCCGGTGACCCTTTTCCCTGAAACCCCGCAACCGTCATCTGGCCCATCTGATCTTCCAGCGCATGCAGCCCGCGCACGTGATGCACCCGCCCCTGTTCGTAAAGCGCGGCCACCGGCTCCGCCCGCGCCACCTTCCCGCGCGAGGCATGGACCGACTTGAACGGCACCACATCATTGACCTGCCGCACGACTTCCTCCACCAGCAGCCCGCCCTGATTGGTTTCCACCACCAGCCGGTCCGCACCGTACAGATCGAAGGCCGCCACCGCCGTTTCTGCCCAACCGATGGGGCCCACGCCCTGCACGGTCTCATCGGCCAGCACCCAGGCCTCCCAATCGCGCGGCTCGCCCTGCATCCGCACGCCGGCAACCACAATCCCACAGGCATCCGATCCCTGCGCGGCACTCACCGCCGGATCCACGCCCACCACGATCCGGTCCAGCTCAGGCACGTGGTCGACCTGCGCCTGCACCAACATGTCAGTTGACCACAACGCCCCCTCGATATCGGCCAGCAGAACGCCATCCAGCTCCTGCCGCCCCAGCCGTGTGCCCGCATATCGCCTGCGTACCTCCTCCAAAAACGACGCTGCCAGATTGGCCCGGTTCGCCTCGGTCGGCGCATGCGTGACCACAGTCGACGATGCCTCCAAAAGCTGGGTCAAAACCTCCACATTCCGTGGCGTGGTCGTCACGCAAACCCGCGGATCCTCACCCAGCCGCAGCGCGAACTGCAGCATATCCCAGGTGGCCTGCCCCTTGCGCCACTTGGCCAGCTCATCAACCCAGGCCGCATCAAACTGCGGCCCCCGCAGCCCTTCCGGGTCGTGCGCCGAATAGGCCTTCGCCTCCGCCCCGTTCGGCCAGATCAGCTTGGCCTCACCCGCCTTCCACAGCGGCCGTCTGTCAGGCGGTGAACAGGCCATGAGCCCGCTGTCGCCAAAAACCATGACGTCGCGCACCTGATCAAACGTCTCGCCCACAAGCGCCACGCGCTTGGCCCGGCCCGGCGCAAGGGGCATCCCCCCTTCCACCTGCGCGCGCACCCATTCGGCCCCCGCCCGCGTCTTGCCTGCGCCGCGCCCGCCCAGGATCACCCAGGACCGCCAGTCGCCTTCAGGGGGCAATTGATGCTCCATCGCCCAGAATTCGAAAAGGAAAGGGAGGGCACACAGCCCTCCCGCCTTGATCATCGCCAGAAATTCATCCTGTTTCACAACAGGTTCGGAGGCGAGCCAGGCGGCACCCGATCTCAAATCGAGCCGCGTCAAGGTCGACGGCATATCCGCCTCGGGCAATCCCAAGTTCTTTGTTTCTCTGTTCTGCAAGGTTGGCCTCCAATTTCATACAGCTTCTGACCAGACCTTCCGCAGGCGACAGCAGTTTCTGCGCCGCGGAAAAGTCGATATCCTCACCGTCTGCGGCCTGTTCATTCAGGTCGTCGATGACCCTTCGCAGTTTTTTCAAACGCGCCAGGAAAACCTTAAGCAATTCCTCGGTCGCGGCACTTTCCGTGCCTGAAGTAACGAGTGTCAT